TCTGGTGCAGAAACAATCTCTGGTTCTGGGGCAGATTTTCCAACCTGTTGTTCCGCAGTCTCAGTGAGTGCTTCATTCTTTTGAGTTACGTTTGCTCCTACCGCAGTACCAAGTACTAACTGTAGACGTGACTCTAAATCTTGGTAAGACTTAAAGTTAGTAGGATCTACAAACTCACCTAAGTCATACTGTTGATTGTATGTTGCTTCAAGTTTAGTTTCATCCGCATCAAATAACGCAGAAGTTGATTTGAACTCTGACTTGTCATAGTTTCTGTAACCTGCAACATTTCTGATCTTCAGTTCGAAGTCAGCACCAGACCAGAAGTCAAATGGATTGACTGGTTCTTCGCCTGGAAATTGAGGTTGCATTAAGTCCATGATTTTATCAAAGATCTTTTTGCCGTACTCATAGTAAAACACTTTACCGTTGTTTGACGGATTAGATGGATCGTTAACAACAAGAATGTTAGACACATAGTGTAGTCTACGTTTCTGCTTACGAGCAGTTTCTTTGTCGTCTTCAATACCACTGTTCCACAAACGTGAGTTCAGTTCAGATACTGGATCCTTTTGACCAAGGGTAGTTAACGATTTCTCGATATACCATTGACCTTGAGGGCCCTTGAATCCGTGATCCCAATAACGTACCCATGGCATGTCTTGACCTTCCACGGCAGGTAGGAAACGAATGACTGCGTAACCATTACCGTTGTCATCAACAGTAGGTTTCCACTTACGTTCGTCCTCGTACTTATTGGTTTTAGTTGTAGCACCCGATGCTTCTTGAGCGGCGGTTACCAATTTATTGATGTCCATAGAATTGGACTTTAGATTTGCAAAAGACATATTTTTCTCCTTTCAGTATGTGCAATATATGCAGTTTATTTACAATTGTTTACAGTGTATATTCACTTCAACATAATCAGTATAACCTATTTATACGCATAAGTCAAGCGTTTTTTAAACATTTAGAGAATTCTTTCTCTCTAAAAAGTTCAAACTCATTGCCTCGTATTCGAGTCGTTCGATGATGGACTTGTCGAGATACTTCTTCACATCTTCGACTTCCATATTGTTCTTTTCACACATGTGGACTATAGAGTCCATGTAATTTAGATCAGTCGTTTTGACTGTCTTCTCCACCATTTTCGAGAACTTCTTCTTGCTCATGAATGGTGTTTCTTCGACCTTTTGGTTTTCGGTAGTGGTCGGTACCGTAAATTCTATCGTCAATTTCCTTCATCTCCTCGGTGTACTCACCTACATCTTTATAAAAATGACCTACGGTACGTTTTGGTCTGCCACTTGGGTAGTAACCAATTGCATATACATAGGTCTGCATTCTGCCTTCTCTATGTCTACCATAACGAAAGTCATGCCACTCGGAAGTCTTCAAGTATCGTTTGAGGTTGTTTAAGTAAACCGTCAAGTCTTGATACTCTGCTCTTTCCTTGGAGATTTTTGAATCACGTAGATTACGTTTTCCTTGTAGTTCCGCAGTTATCTCCTTTACCCATTCACGAACTTTTTTCCAATGAATAGGACTGTCTTCGGGGTACAGTTCTTCGTCAAGTAATAAAGGGTGTACAGATTTAGAACCGTCATGACCTCGTGCTTCTCTTGCTTTGGCAAGTCTCTCTGCCGCCGCTTGTTTCTGCTCTGGTGTCATAGTACGTTTCTTCTTACCACCATTAATTACTTTATACCCCACGTGAATACTCCACTAAATTTTCAGTTCTGAAAGATCTCCAGTCTTGAATTTCAGTGTCAAATAACGTAACGAGGTATTCTGTCTCCTTACGTCCATCTTTACCTTCCCCATGTATAAACTTTGGGTGCTTCTCTTCTGGAATCAGATCAAGACTCAAGGTGCCAACCATGTTACGTAGATCACCGTTCACCTTCTTAAATTGTAGGTGTACGATACCTGCTTGCAACTCGTTAACTATTCCTTGCTTCATCGATTCGATCTGCTTCGGTGTCATCGTCTGCTTCAACTTCATCTTCCTCTCCTTCGTTTGCATTCTTTGCTTCTTCATGTAGGTTCTTCACCCACTCATCACTTTGCTCGAAGTAAATAATCATTCTTTCAGTTGCAAGAATAATATCTTCGATCCTTTTCAACTCATCTTCTTCAGCACCGTCTTTGACACGATCCTGTACATAGATGATATTGTTGACGTAAGTTTCTTTCAGTACTTCTACTGTTGTATCGACTGCTTGGTCGAACTCTTTTTTACTTGTAAATCCCATAATGGATCTTCTCCTTCAATATTATTTAATTCACGTTGCAGTAATGCTTCTTGTACTTTAGTACGTTTCTGCATCTTCAACTTCTCATGAGCACTACGCAGACGTAGTTTTCTCATTGTTTTAGTCATTATACTAAACCTCGCACGATTTGTCAAGCGTTATTTTTTTACACTCTTCCATCCTACGGATACTACTTAGTACTCCGTATAAGTCATCATCGTTATCTGTGCTAAACGATAACCACAGGATCATAAACAACTGAAATGCTTTGTTCATGCAGAAAACCAAAACGGTTCTTCACGTTTACTCCACTTCGCAAAGTACTTCTTTTCGTTACGATAGTAGTTACGGTAACCGTCTACTACATCGGGACGTTTGCAATACTCTGGCATACACTGGGGTATCTCAGTCATACTTGGTACAAGATTAGCATTACGTGGTGTAAACCACAACAACCCAGATAGTTTCTCATAGGTTGCATGGACACGTCCGTAACGATACTCATACTCTTTTGCAGTTGCTTGGAAATGCTTGTACATCCAACGGTAGTTCTCTGCATTCTCACGAACCCAGATATTAGATGGATGATTGACATGAGATGCTTTATATAAAAGTTCATCTCGTGCTTTCTCTTCAAGTTTCCAACGTTTGATTTTGGCACCAGACTTGGTCTTGTCGTACCACATCTCACCGTCTAATACACGATGTGCTGTACTGAGCAATTGTCCGTATTCGGTAACCATCTTGACCACGTGTTTGTCGCACATCATCTGTGCGGAAACAATTGGATCTTTATCTAATGCGAATATATTCATCACTATCTCCCATAATAAATTTAGGATTCTTTTTAGATTCCTTCTTGCGATCTACATGCACGTGTGCTTTGTTGAACTTACGTGCATGCTTTGCAACTGGATTATTTCTTCCGACTTTCTTGGTCATAGTCATTCCACCCAATCCATAAAGATACTATTATAGCACCCAGAGTTAGGATTGTCAAGTCTGTCCAATAATCATTCGTCATTGTCTACATTCCTCTTCTTTCCATAATAAGTTTTACCCCAGATTCTGTAGGCATCCTTATCTTTACAAACGTAAATCTCTTTCAACCTTCCGTTGAAACCGATCTGGACTTTAGAGTCATAGTCAATGACACCATCACTCAACATCATGTTAAGGATTAGGTCATACTTTAAACCCTCGTCTGAAGTGAGCAAGTCACCGACAAGGTGCTTCTTCTTAGATCTATTGATCTCTTTATCAACCATTGCGGTCTCACCTAATGCACACTCTGCTCTTAGGTTGGATAGATCCAAACCATTCCAAAGTGTATATGCTCCAGTGGAACCAGTGGTTGCTTGTGCTGTATATCTATTCATTACATACCTCTCATTTCAAATTGTTCATCTACCCAGTTTTCAAGAACCTCTCCTTCGAGACCGAGTTCTTCACCCTCTTCCTTCAACTGCTCCAACACTATTTCATTCCATTGACAACTCATAATTACCTCTCATTTTTAATACAAGAGTATTATAACTCAATTTGACTACTGTGTCAAGCGTTATTTTCAAATAATTTAATATTTTTTTGTGTACCAGTGAAAGGTTCTGAATAATAACCTTGCATTTCCATGGGTGCTTCTGTGTATACACAAGCATATAACCCACGTGGTTTATCACTCCTATTTTCATGTGACGCATGTAGAGTAGATCCATTGATTGCTACAATGTCTCCTCTATTAGGTAACACAGTATGCCACTCATCATCACTCTTAATAAACAATGCTCCACTGTCTCGTGTGAAGTCATCGATTATAATACTGAGATTCACGGTGTGTATATCATTACTCTTGTTTCTTATTGAATATTGATTATCATAATGTGGCACAAAGTCCATCCCATCGTTAGGAAGTTTATACACCATCTGATCATTAAATAGATGTGGTGTTCCCAGTATCTGAGTTGATATATCCTTCATTGTATCAGAAGTATAGATCTCTGTCAAGGGTTGCGACCATCTTCCTGCACATGGTATTCCTTTCCATGTAGAATGTTTCTGCCACTCTAAACGTAGATTATACCCCCAATCAGACATAATGTCAAGATCTTTTTGAGAAAAAACATTAGGTATTATTACCCACCCATGTTCTTTATAGTGATCCATCATAGACCGATAAGTCCCCATCCATGATTTGCTATTGCATTTAGTATGATAAAGATACATGTTGCCATGTGAGTTAACCACCATACTGTTCGAATTGTTGCGATTGTGTTTGCTTGTTGATCCGTTTCTCCGACTTTCTCCCCCAGAGACTTTGCCCAGATCCTCCACCATTTACTCATTAATATTCTCCGTTAGTGATCTAATATATATAAATAATAGTAAACGAACCAAACAGGTATAAATATGAGCGATGACTTATTTGATTTTGGGTTTACCATTGTTGATGCGGATGAACTTGATGCAGTTCAAGAAGCAAAATCTCAAGTAGCAGAAGTATCAACAACAGCAGACTCAACAACAGAACGATTAGATAAATTGTACAATGCTATTCAACCATTGTTAAACAATTTAAAACAGAATCCAGAAAAGGATTACATATTGTGGCCGAAGAGACTTGATAAGATCGAGCAATTCGAGACTCACATACAAAAGATTTACAAGGGATAAACATGATTTATAGAGCAGTCAACGAACTGGTTGCGGATAGTAACAGACGATTTGGTGTATCACATGGTCGTTACATTCATAACGAAACCAAGAAAAATGCGTGGGGTAAGTTAAATTACTTCCTTGGTGGTGAAAAACGTAAGAATGATATTGACGTACATTTCTCTGATTCTTGGTCACATACAGTAAGTGACGTGTTCAACTATTGCCCTATGATTCTTAACTATCTTACTCTTCGTGGGTATGCTAATATCCTATTTGTGGGACACTTTAATACAGCACAGAAAAAGTGGTGTATGCCACGTGGAACTGATAGAGATATATTCCCAACACCTTCTCATAAAGCATTAGAATCAACTATGGTTGATCCAAACATCTGGATCCAGTTTATTCCTCTTGTGCATCAAGCATACAAGTATTACAATCCACAGGGTTATGATATGAGAATACATACAGTTGTACCCCCAGAGTCACGTCACCGTGGTATTCTACATGCTGTTTATCAAAGGTATGAGTTAGATCTTATCCCAATCAAAAAACAATATAAGCATTCAGAAAATGCTAAAGTTGAGATCACAACATTGGATCCTCCTAAACCATATGATTGCGTAGTGTTTGCAGGTGTTCCAAAGGCAACAGAAGATACTCAGTTTTCACACCATCATATACGTAGCAAGTTTGCTCCATACTGTACACCAGACTTTGATATTGTTGATTTAAACTATCAAGAAAGAGATGAAGCAAAACACATTGAAGGTGCTCGTGTTGAAAACACCGAATGGTTAAATGAAGTATTTGCTATTAGAAATATTTGGGATGATCACTTCCGTGCATTGCCAGAAGAAGATAAAGGTATTGAGTATCAGACCTTAGATAATATAATTAGTACTTACAAAGGTTAATCCCAGTCAACATTTTTAGGAACATAAGACTTGATCTTTTGACGGATCGACTTATCTAACTTATCAATGCCTAATGGTGCTTTACCTGCTTTCTTTGCGTAAAAGTAATTCGCATCTTTAACGTACGAACCACCTTTACCAGAGGTAGATAGGTTTGCGTCAACACCAACCTTATTGAATGCGAATACAATATCCCCATCCATATACTTTTTAAGTTTGTTCCCCATGTTGAGAATATCACCCATGGTGTTTGCCGCTCCACGGTGTGTGTTGATTAAGATTTCTGAAGGAACTTGACGTGCACGTTTTTTATTCTGTGCTTGTGCGACTTCGATGTCGTTAACTACCCATACGATATGGATATTCTTTTTGTCATAACCTAACTTAGATGCATCGTTTGCGACCTTCTCTAACTTTGTTAGTTCCTTCATGGTCATATCAAAGATGATATTAGGTTTTCTGTCGGCAGGTGCTGTGAGCACTGAACGATAGAAGATTCGTTCTTTACCCTTGTCAGCACCAAGAAAGTTTGCGATGATGTCATGTAACTTAGATACATTCTCTGGATTTCTCAGATCCTGTCCAAGTTTCTCCATGTCAACACCGAGTTCTTTTTTGACTC